TCTTATGGGGACATCAAACTCCGAGTAGGCAAACGCCAATCGCCTCACGAGAAATCCAAGGCAACTCACTTCATCTGTAACCAGAAACCCAAAGAACCTCTGTTCTAATGAAGATTCTCCTACTCCTTGACGGCTCTAATGGTGTTGCCTATCATAGGCTCTATGTCCCTTTTGCCCGAATCCAACAAGACCACGGCATTATTGTGGATGTAAGCCAAGACCGCAAGGAGTGGGCGAGTTTAGATTTTACCCAGTACAATTGTGTGGTGTTCAACCGTTGGCTTGGTGACCTTCAATACAACATCCTGGAACTATTAGCCAAGCACAAAATCCCCTACATCATTGACATTGATGACTATTGGATTATCCCTCGCCACAACCCTGCATACCAAGCCTATCGGAAGGTGATCAAGAACTGCATCAAGGACGCTATCTACTATGCGGATGCGGTAATGACAACCACTCCTCAATTGGCTTCGGTCATATCAGGGCTTAACAAAAACATCACCATTGTCAAGAACTGCCTTGACTATTCCCACGAGCAATGGAACAAGACCACCGAACATCCTCTGACAATCGGTTGGGTAGGTGGCATTTCCCACGAGGAAGATATCAAGTTATTGGAGGGACAGATTGCACCGATTTGTGAAAAGCACAACGCCCGGTTCTTGATGTGTGGCTTCCACGAGAACTCCAAGATTTGGGCAGGGATGGAAAAGAGCATCACGGGGCAACACCGCCTCCATCGCCCTGAATGGTTTGAACACCGAGAAGGGACAACGCCAATCAAGTACGCTGAATACTATTCAGAGATTGACATCCTTGTTGCTCCTTTAACCGAGGACAAGTTCAACCGCTACAAATCGGAGTTGAAGATATTGGAAGCAGCAGCATACAACCGCCCCATTCTTTGCTCACGGGTAGAACCCTACACCAACCACTCCTCCAACTTGGGGGTTTTCTTTGTTGACCACAATGATTGGATGACTCCTTTGGACAAACTCATCAAGAGCAAGAAGTGGGACAAGGTTGGAGAAATCAACCGAGCCTATTGCGATGACCATCACTCCATAAAAGCCGAGAACATCCTTCGAGTGGAACTGCTGAAATCGGTATGCAGATAAACTATCAGCGACCATATCTCACCTCCTACCAACGAGCCATCCTTGACTCGCCATCACGCTATACGATAACCGCAGCGAGTACCAAAACGGGCAAGACGGCCTCGCATATTATTTGGTTATTTGAACAAGCCCTGAGCCTAAAACAAAACCAATCGGTTTGGTGGGTTGCTCCCGTCTACCAACAAGCGGAGATTGCATTCCGAAGGATGAAGACCCAAGTCAGCGACCCATCGTTCTTCCAAGCAAATGAATCCAAGCTGGTCCTCACTACCCCGATGGGGTCACGGATAGAGTTTAAGTCAGCCGAGAAAGCAGACAACCTCTATGGAGACGATGTCTATGCTGCTGTGTTTGATGAAGCCTCACGAGCAAGAGAGGAAGCGTGGTTTGCTCTACGCTCTACCCTAACTGCTACACAAGGCAAGTGTAAATTGATTGGGAATGTCAAAGGCAAGAAGAACTGGTTCTATAAACTTGGAGAGAGAGCAAGGCAAGGAGAACACGAATATACTTTCTTCAAGATTACCGCCTACGATGCAGCCAAGGAAGGAATCATCACCGTTGACGAAATCGAACAAGCCCGGAAAGACCTCCCAGAGTATGTGTTCAAGGAACTATATTTGGCAGAACCAGCCGATGACCAGAGCAACCCGTTCGGCATTGACAACATTAGACGCTGCTATTCACCCATTTTAAGCGATTCTGTGGCATCTTATGGCATTGACCTTGCTAAGTACACCGATTGGACTGTGATAGTTGGTTTAAACGCAAATAAAGAGGTTTGCCATTTTGAGCGATTTCAGAAGGATTGGGCAACCACCTCAGAACACATCGCTCGTCTTGTTGGTGGAACTCCTTGTTTCATTGACTCAACTGGTGTCGGTGACCCGGTAGTGGAGCAACTCCAAAGACGATGCCCACGAATGCAAGGCTTCAAGTTCACCTCCCAATCCAAGCAGCAGTTGATTGAGGGGCTTGTGATGGCCGTGCAAGGCCAAGAGGTCAGATTCCCTGAGAACCCCATCGGATACGAGATGGAGTCCTTTGAATTTGAATACACCAGAACGGGAGTTAGGTACTCAGCCCCATCAGGATTGCATGATGACTGTGTCATGGCTCTGGCTCTGGCTATTGACTGCTCACATAAAAACAAAAAAGGCACATTTTACTTCGCATGAAAACTTTGAACATAGGCCAAGTTCAAGAACTGGCCACCTTGAAAGACCTGAACCCTATTGAACAGATGGCACACGAGGTGTCCATTTGCTTGGGCATCCCCTTCTCAGATGTGGAAATCTGGCAGATGAGCAAACTGAAAGAGGAACACGCCAAACTCAAACTGGACGAAATGCCCGACCAGCGTATCGGTTTCAAGTTCAAGCACAAAGGTCGCAGGTTCAGATTGGTAAAGAACGCCAAGGAGATGTCGGCTCACCACTTCATTGAATTGCAAGAGGTGGTCAAGGGGGATATTGCCGAGAACCTCCACACCATCATTGCGCTTCTGTCCTATCGGGTGGACATATTTGGTCGCAAGATTGAGGATGACTATCAATGGAAGGTTGACAACTTCAAAGAATTGGAGGCCATGCCGTTTTATGGTTATGCGCTTTTTTTTTCTCGTCTCTATCCGAAGTTGTTGGCCGTTACCCTAACCTATTTGAAGGCTCAGGAGAACGAGGTGAGGGAGATGTTTTTGGATGGCTCTCCATCGTAGACCGACTCGCTGGAGGCAGACGAGCCGAATGGGATGCTATCCTTGAGATGAAACTGATTGAGTTCCTCAACACCCTATCCTTTCACCGCACCATCACCAAGGCAAGAAACCAGCGTCTTGACCAAGCAGCTGCCAAAGGATTTGAGTCCTATGTCTGTGCTTGTTTGAACGAACTCATCTGATTTGGGACACTTTGTTCCTTTCGCTATTTTTAAGTGATGGCACTAACGGCAACTCATCAACCAACTGGCACGACCTATCAACCCGGCTACAATGACAACATCTATGTCTTGACCGAGAGCGATGCAGGTATCTACGGGCAATACAACTTCAAGTTCATTTGCGATGTCAAAGATGGCTCAGGCAATCTAATCACTCGCCTCAAAGCACCTATCTACTACGGCTCAACCAACCAAGGGGTATTCAATATCTCTCGCTTGATTGAGAACTATGTGACTCACGATTGGAGTTTTGACGATGCAACTGGGGTCAACTGCCTGAACTCGGTATTCGGATACCAAGCGGTGTTCGGCTATGAGTATAGCACGGGAGCAACAACATCAATCATTCAATCAACTGGGGTGACCTCTGTGGTAGGAACGACCATCTGGAATGGTTCGCTATCTCCGTTGGATTTTCTGTCCTATGACGAGGACAACTATTTCATGTCATTGGCTAACGCTTCAACGGCATCCTTTCTAACCAACAACCAAACAAAACGACTACCCATTGATGCGAAAGCTTGGCTCTATTTTTTACACGGCTCTAATGTCGCTACTGTTGATGTTGCATTCAGCCCTTCTGGAAGCACATCTATTTCTGTGCCAAGTGGCACTCTCGCTCGTGTGCCTATTGGAAGCAACATTCCGGGTGGCATACCAGTTGGTACAACTGCTCTCGTCTGTACTCCAAAAAATTCTTCTGGCACTCAGGTGGGCAAAGCGTACATTATCACGATAGATACACGCTGCTCAAAGTACCCAACAACTGACCTATATTTTCTGAACCGATTGGGGGGCATTGATACGATGCGCTTTGATATGCTCAAGAGAACCAACTTCGATATTGAGCGCAGGACATACAAGTCAAACCCGTTCACCTTGAATGGGACATATTCCTACGACACCTCAGCCCATTCCAATTCTGATTTCTTCACCCAAGCCAACGAGCGACTGACCCTCAATTCAAACCTCATAACAGAGGCGGAGGCAGAATGGCTCAAGGAACTATTGATGAGTCCACGAGTGTGGATGTATGACGGCACACTCAAAGCGGTCAACATTCAGACCAGCCAATACGAGCAAAAGACCCATGTTGTTGACAAGGCTTTCAACCTTACCTTGGAAGTGACAACCTCCATCCCTGACAAATCGCAGCGTCTATGATTGAACTGATAGTCACAAGACCGCAGAGTACCTTCACGCAAGTTCTCTCGGCTTATGAGTCAAGAGTCCCTGCTGATGGGGGAACGCTGGAAGCCTCTTGTTTGTCCGATGCTCTTTTGGAGTTGGACAATAGTGGCTATGTCAACCAACGAGTGGATTTGAGTGGTGAGTTTGACTTGAACATCACTCGCTCTATTGCCGATATCCGAGAGCCACAAACACGGCAAGGAGATTGGTCAAAGACCATCGTCATTCCCGGCACAAAGGCCAACAATGAACTCTTTGGTCACATCTTTGAGATAGAGCAAATCATCACCGGCTCAGGGCAATTTGCTCCCACCTTCAATCCAAACTTAAAGGCTGAGTGTTTTGTCTTGTTAGATGGGCTTGAACAACTCAAAGGATTCCTACGAGTTATTCAAATCAACATCACCGACACGGACTTGATTGAGTACGAATGTGCCATCTTCGGAACAACGGCAAACTTCTTCTCAATCATTGAGAACGCCAAACTCAACGAACTTGATTTCAGCGAGTACAATCACACTCTGAACATCGCAAATGTTGAGGCATCTTGGGACACCTATATCTATCAAGACGGAGCGACTGCAACCTTTGAATACGGCAAAGGGTATATGTACCCCATCATCTATCCTCAATCCTCTTTGGAGATTCTGAGCGATGAGGACAACTTCCCTGCTCTTTACGCCAAGACGATTGTCGACAAGATATTCTCCGATGCTGGGTACACCTACACCAATGACTCGTTCTTTGAATCAGACCGGTTCAAAAGGCTTATAGTGCCTTGGACAAACCGAGGCTTGGAGATTGATGAAACAACGGCAGCCAACTATCTGTTTAAGGCAGCACAAACCGACCCGAACACAACCTATTCGTTGGATGACCAGTTGCTATTCTCAACCGAAATCAGCGACCCCGGCAACGACTACGCAACCGGCACTTCTACCTACAATGTAGACCAAGGCGGTCAACACACCTTCTACCATAAATTCTCAGGCAATGTAGAATACCTTGGGGTGGGCTTACCTGCAACGATGCAAATCGGGGTAGGGGTTTATGTGAACGGAGTTCGCAAGTCCACATTGACCCACCTCAACACCAACCTAATCGGGTCAAATTTCATATTTGATACTTTGGATTGGGTGACCATCAGCGTCAAGAACGGAGATGCCGTCACGCTGAAACTTGATTCGGTTGTTGGGCAAGAGTTAGTAGGGTCTGTTCTTCAAGCGGTCTACTTGGTGGATGCAGATTTCACATTCAACTCATCAAGTTCCTCAGAGTTCTACAACGCATTTGAGGCAAAGGCATTCGCTCACAATAGTTCGGTGGACTTTACAAGGTTCTTCGGCAAGGAAAAACAGAGTGAACTCTTTATGGGCTTTGTCAACTTGTTCAATCTCTACATTGAGGAAACCAGCACAAGGGAACTTCGCATTGTTCCACGAGATGAGTTCTACAACGGAGCGAACATCAATTGGACTGCCAAACTTGACTATTCTCAGCCTTATTCGGTTGTGCCAATGGGCGAGGTTGTAGGCAATCCATATTACCTAACTTACAAAGAAGGTGGAGATGTAGCCAATGTGGAGTTCCAAGATAGAGTCGGAGGTACTTATGGTGACCGATTGATTCGCATTGAAAACGATTTTATCAAGGAAGAAAAGCGAGTTGAGGTTTGCTTTGTTCCAACTCAGATGTATAGCCAAAATGGGCGATACTATTCGTGTATAGAATACGACAACACGAACGCTTCTGAACTTCGTTTGCTTTACTATTCAGGGCTTCAAAATTGCTCGGTCTATTACACCCGAAACCAAGGCGAATCCTTAACTCAGAACGCTCGGTATTCATACCCTGTTACCCTTCATATTGACTCGGTAACGGATATGCAGTTTGATCTGTCCTTTGGGATGCCATTTGATATCAATGTTCCTGCTGGGTTCTCCTATTCCAACCAGAATGTTGGGAATGTTTATTGGTATAGATTTCTCACCGAGATAGCCGACAAGAACTCCAAGGTGTTCAGAGGAAATTTCCGCATCAGTCCAAAAGATTGGGCAACCTTGTCATTCACGGATAACTTCTTCTTTGAAGGTCAGTATTGGAGGCTCTTACAAGTAGCCGACTACAACCCTTTGATTGATGGTGTGTTTGAATGCGAGTTCCTATTGGCGAAATACATTCAGCCCGTAACGGCTACAAGCAAAGGAGTAGGAACAAACGCAACCGATACCTATGACAACCGCTATCCTCTTGGAACAAGAAAACCCCTGCAAAATGGGGGAGTGGTTATCGGAGGAGGAAACGATACGGATGAACAAGTGATTGTTCTCGGCAAGGACAACGATGTGAATGGCGAAAGGAACGCTGTAATTGGCTCACACGGCACTTACATCGCACCGGGGATGAATGATGTAATCGCTCTGAATTGCGATGATTTCACGCCAAAAGAAAGCAACACCACCTACTACGGGAACTACAAAGTGTGGCCAACATTCACGGCTGCTGGTAAGGTAGTGACGATTGACAACACCGATTCACCCTACTCGGCTACGGCAGAGGATTGGATGATTTTATGCGACACCACCATTGCATCTGTTTCTGTTGTTTTACCAGACCCCACCGGGCTAATGGGTAGGCACTTCGTCATCAAAAAAATAGCACCCTCCAACGGGGTGACAATAACGGCAGGAGATGGCTCTGTTCTATTAGAGGGAGCAACATCTCACACCAATAACGCCAACAACGGATTTGACTGGTTCGTTTGTGACGGCACTCAATACTGGCTAATTTCAGAAGGACACTAATGGCAACGATAAACACCGCAGTAGATATTGACATCAAGGTCAATGGTCAACAGACCGTACAACAAGCCGCAGCCGCTTATGAAGATTTAGGCGATGCGGTAGCAAAAACCCAACTCAAAGCGGAGGAACTTGCACATCAGTTCGGCATCAATGACGCTCGTACTCAAGAGGCTATCAAGACGGCAGCCAAATACAAGGCTGAAATGGAGCAACTTGACTTTGCCATTGAAGGTGCAAAGGGTGGAAGTGACCAATTGTTCAGAGCCTCTCAGGGTGTCTTGGGTGGCTTTGAGGCTGCTGCTGGTGCTGCTGCTTTATTCGGTGGACAGAGCGAAGCCCTTGAAGCAACGCTCGTCAAATTGCAAGGGGCAATGGCACTATCTCAAGGACTCAAGGATTTCAACGAGTTCAAACCAGCCATCATTGCCGCAGCGACATCCCTTCAAACCAGATTGGTCGGAGCATTCACCAAGGTAAAGGCAGCGATTACATCCACCGGAATAGGTGCTATGATTATAGGCATAGGTGTTGCCGTTGCTGCTCTGGCTGCCTATTGGGATGACATCATGGATTCTATCTCTGGTGTGAGCGATGAACAAAAGGATTTGCTCGAAACCCAAAAGAAATCCACCGCAGAAGCGCAATCCCAACTTGACGCAATTTCGGAGCAAGAGAACATCCTCAAACTTCAAGGCAAGACCGATGAGGAAATCTTGCAGATGAAAATCAAGCAGACGGAGGTCACCATTGCCAATCTAAGGGCGCAACTAGAAACCCAAGAGCAAGTCAAGAAAGCGCAGGTTGATGCATCTACACGAAACAAAAACATCCTTCAAGGCATCATCCGCTTCATCACCTCGCCTCTGTCTTTGTTGCTGAAAGGAGTTGACCTTATCACAGAAGGTCTGGTGAAGATTGGTGTCATGGACAAGGCGTTCAATCTTGAGGAAAGTTTCACGGGTGGTATTGCTCGAATGATGTTTGACCCAGAGGAGGTTGCATCCGAAGCAGACAAATCCATCAACGAGACAAAGAAAGGGTTGACCAAACTTGAAAACACCCTTGCTGGATACCGACTGACCGAGCAGAAGAATGCAGCCGACCAGCGAAAAGCCGAAGAAACCGAAGCGCAAAAGAGAGCAGCCGATGGGCAGAAGGCAGCCGAGAAAGCAATACAAGACAAGGAAAAGGAATTGGCCGAGAAGGAACGCCTCCAGAAAGAATTTGAGGATAGGTTGGAGAAGGCTGAATCGGAGCGTCTGCAAAGGGAGAAAGAGGAATACGACAAATCGCTCAAGAACCTTGACGAATACTACAACCAAAAACAACTCGCTCTCAACAAATCTCTGATTGCTGGGACAATCACCGAGGAGGACTATGCCAAGAAATCTGAGCAGATTGAATTGGACAAAATCCAAGCAATCATTCAGGTCAATCAGGACTATGCTGATAGTTCAACAATGTCGGAACTGGAGTTGTCTCAAAAGCAAATCGAGATAAACAAGCAACGCAACGAGGCCATCAAGGAGCAAGACGAAGCCTTGGCAGCGAGTAAACAAGAACTATACGACAACACCTTGGCTCTTGGTGATGCTTTGATTTCATTAATTGGTGACCAGACAAAGGTTGGCAAGGGATTGGCACTCGCACAGATTGCAGCCGATACGGCACGAGCCTTATCAGGTGCATTGGCAAACGCTAACTCTCCAACCCCAGACAACATCGCAACGGGTGGTCTTGCTGGTATCGCCAAATACATCACCTTGGCAACTCAGATTCTGGGTAATGCTAAACGGGCAAAGGATGTCCTCAAAGGAGGAGGCTCGGTATCCGTACCAACTGGAGGAGGGTCAACATCCGTTCCCGAAATCAACACTCGTCAATTCCAAACCTCATCGCTCGGTCAGGACTTCACGGGTGAAACTCGTGTTTATGTCACCGAAGGCGATATCACCAAAACCCAAAGACGCAGACAAACGAACCAAAGAGTGAGCGTTATCGGAGGTTAAGACCAAAAAAACAAAACCGCTAAATATAGATATGAGTAGTTCAACTGAATTTATGGCTGGATTCACCGGCTCAAAAGTATTGTCTGGAACAAGTGCAAACACAGGTCGCTTTCGTGGCTTCATAGTCAACGATGATGCTGTTGTATCCGCTATCTTGAACCAAGATGGAACAAGCATTTTGAGTGCATTGGGATTGAGTGGTGTGACTCTTCGCTCTGGGGCTTTTGTCTCCGTGAGTGAGGACAATTACATTTCATCAATCACTTTGACCTCCGGGAATATCATCGCCTACACAATATGATTGGTGTTCGTGTTTGGTCTACCCGATATAAGGGTGAGGCTTTTAGTATTTTCAATTCCTACCGAGCAAGAGTAATTGCCGATGGTGGGGTTGTTGAGGCATTTAGTTGTACAATAGCAGGACTACGAATATGAGTTTATTAGACAAAGCGAGTTTGGTATTAGTACCAAGCGGATATAAAGAGGATGTTGTTTATTCTCAAATACCCACCGATGGTAGCGGAGATTTAACCTTTACCCGTGCAAGTAATGCTACAAGGGTAAATAGTGCTGGGTTGGTTGAGGTTACGCCGTGGAATTTGTTGCAGTATAGTGAGGAGTTTAATTCGGGTTGGACTTTAATTGGTGGTGGGAGTTTTACAAGTAACGCAGCAACCGCACCAAATGGGACAACAACCGCAGACGAATACGATTTAGGTGGCTATGTTCGTCAATATTTGACGATGCCATTAAATAATGTAACCTTTACATTTTATGTAAGAGCAAAAACAAGTTCTTCCTCTTTCCGAATTGGAATTTTAGGCACTGGAGATTCTGCAATTGCTCAAACGATTGAAACAGTTGGTACATCGTGGACACAAATGTCCGTTACTTACAATAATTTTTCAGGTTCTGCAATAGGTGTATTTTTTAATATCCAAACTGGCGATAGTGAAGTTTACATTTGGGGCGCACAATTAAACATCGGCGCAACCGCAAAACCCTATTTCCCCACTACCGACCGCTTAAATGTTCCACGCCTAACCTACCAAAATGGCGGGGGCGGGTGTCCAAGTTTGTTGTTGGAGAAGCAGAGTACGAACATACTGCAATATTCCGAGCAGATGGACAATGCGTACTGGACTAAAGCGCAAGCGAGCGTAACCGCCAACGCTGGAACCTCGCCCGATGGTTATACCAATGCCGACAAAATAATAGCCAATACTAATTCTGGTTATCACGCTATTTTTGTTTCTATTTCAGCAAGCATTTCTTCGGGAACTACCTATACTTTTTCGTTTTTTGCTAAAGCGGCAGAATACTCAAAGGTTGCTATTCGGATAGGTGGTAGTGGATATGCAACGCAACCTATGGCTGACGTGAATTTGAGTACGGGTGCAATCATAAGCGAACAAGGATTTACCAGCGTTAAA